TTTGGAGTATCTAGATACTGCATAGTAACAATAGCATATTGTTCAGTTCCACTATCTTGAGTATAAACTTGTGGTTCTCCTCCAGCAGTGATTCTAGTTCCAGAAGCAACTGACCCTCTATAGATAGCTAATCTAATTCCAGATGCAGTATTTCTTGTAACTCTAGTACAACAATTAACAGTTACTAAAACTTTGTTTGATGAATTCTTTAAAGTAAAAGTGTTTGTTTGAGGCCCTTGCGCTGCTGAGGTGGTAGCGTTTGTATATACAGTGGTATCTTCATGTTGTACAACTTGAACAACATGACCAGCAGGCATCTTAACATTTGCAGCCGTGGTTGCACCTTGGATATTATCTACTATTAATGTTGAACCCATTCTCTATCCCCTATACAATCGTTAAGTTACCGTTAACAGTCAAGTTAACAGTTCCAGATGTGGATACAGTCAAAGGCCCAGCAGCAAGTGCGTTTTCACCAGATGCGATAGTTACACTAGTATTAAGTGTTGATTCATGCACACGAAAAATATCACCTTTACCAGAAGTAGTATCACCTCTACTACCATTTTCCCCTTGGAAAAATCCAACACCAAGAGTAACATTGTCTGCGATTTTACCAGCAGTTACAGCATCATCTGCAAGGTCAGCGGCTACAATTTCGCCATCTTTAATAGAACGAGAAGTTACTTGTCTAATTGCCATTTCTTTAATCCTTTATAGTATTTATGCATCATCTGTGTCTGTACCTGTTGTCTCATCGTAATTCTTTGCGTCTTCAAAGAATGATGTTGTTTCGTTAAATCCAAAATCATCATCTGCATCAGCAGAGGTAGGATTAGGTGCAACAGAATATCTTTGTTCTCTCTTAGGAGTATTGACAGGTAAATCTGTGTATTGGTCAACCTGTACTGTCTTAATAACCTTCTGGTCAGTGACAGGGCCATAAAGATAAAACTTAGCGGTAAATGACAGAGTATAGATGATTGCTCGTCTTGTAATCATATCACCTTCATAACTATCTTCATAACCAACATTTGTAAGTACAATAGGAATATCTCTTGTTGTGCCCATCGCAGCATTGTCATTCAGTGTTACTGTGTAATCTGGTTGGAAGAATGGAAGGATTTGTTCTACAATCTGTAATGCATCATCAGAGTTTTTTGCAATAATTGACATTTCAAAGTCCATGTTATATGGAACAGGCATGAACTGTTGACTCATCGTCTTACCTTGTGCAGACGAATTTACCTTTTTCAACTTTTGAATAGAATTTAGTTTACGAGATGCATCATATGAAATGTTTTGAATCTCAAATCCAATGCGAGGCAAAGTAACCGCAACCTTCTTTGTAAGGTTGGGGTCTTCTCTAAGTCTTGCTAACCACTTATTCTTTGGGCCATACGCAAGAGGAACTTTCATCGTTTGCGTTACTTCACCAGCATTATTCTGACGAACCAACTGGATATTATTAAACATAGTTCCAAACGCAACGACAACCTTTCGCATTGTTTCATGGTAAAATTGTTGTCCTAACATATTATCCTAACCTTCCAATATCACCGAATGGATTGGACTCTGTGAAATCCAGAACCGTATCATCGGCAGTTTCAAAGAAATCATTCATTGCATTTTCATCAATGGTATCTACTTTATAAGTCTCTAGTATTATATAGTGTCCTGTTTCAGAGAGAATTGAACCTGTACCATCTTCCATAGATACTTGATGTAAACCAGCATCCAGTGAGTTATCTGTTTCAATTCCATCAATCTCTGCAATTCCTGTATCAATATCCTCTGAACTATATTCAAAGGTCTTGACTTTTAATTTAAATGCTGGTACATTATGTACTTGATAGAATGGGTCATCATGGTCAACAAATGTAATCTCAAACATCTTATTTACTTTTGAGAAGTAAACAAGGTCGCCCTCATTCGGTCTAGTCTTTACTATCAAGTTTGCATCACCAGATACCAACTGTTCAAATCTTCTTTTTGCAACAATAAAAGTTGCATCTTCATTCATCTGCAAACCAAACTTGGACATGATTTCTTTTTCACCCTCATATCCTTCTACATTTTCAAAGTACATTTCGATTAGATACGCATCACCAAATTTAGACAATACGTCCTCGCCCAAGAGATTGTCCTCTTTCACAAGAGTTCTTGGAATGTAGTATACGTCTTGACCATAAATCTTCAACTGCTCTATCATCAAATCTTCATAGAGATGTTGTTCTGGTTTCGTACCTGTGTCAAAATACACGTTTGTTGGCATCAAATTATCCTATCATATAGTTTGGTGGTAACTCATATGCGAGTTGTATTTGTTCTTCTAATTTTTCTATGTCAGCGTTTGCTTCCTCAAAAAGTTTTGCACCATTTAATGTTACGCCACCTAACATCTGTACACCCTCAAACTTAGAAAGGTTTGCACCCCATTGTCTTTTAATCAGTGCAGTTGTATATCTTTTTAAATAAATGTCATTAAAAACATCTGTGTATGTGGATGGGTCTACTTTTCTGTAACATTCAATAATGATGAATTCCCCAGCAGTTACATCGTTACCCCAATCCATATCAATGTATAGTCTATTCATGTGTTGGTTGAAACGAATTGGTTTTTCGCCAACAAGAATATGGTCAAGAAAATCCAAGTGTTGCATGGTCATTTGATAATGCAATACTGAAGTACTTGAAAAATCATATAGGTCATTTAGTCTCAACTGATAACGAACATCGAATAGATTTAGATTCGCTTTGTCAGTAAAGTCAAATACTTTAATAACAGACAACACACTGTCTGGTACAGGAATGAATCCTTTACCTTCCAACCACGATGCAGTGATTGAGTTGTCTGCCTTGTCTGTTGCAGTTGTAGTAGCATTAGTCGCAGCTCTGTCGATTTCGGCCTGTGTGATTTGATGTTTTAAATACATCCTCTCCACACCATCGTAATGATATTGTGCGAAGTATTGTAACGCCTCGTCAATTCTATCATCAACTTGGTCATCATCAACATTGATTTCAATCACAGGCTTACCAAGAGTTCTAAGACAATACTCTTTTAAGTTTGCTCTTGAGTTTGGATTTGCCATTTAATCTTTCCTTTATTACTATTTATATCAACCAAGTGCGACACCCATTGCAATTGCAAATCCCTGTGATGCACCAGCGGCGGTCTGAATACTTCCATCTCCAAACTCTATTCCATTTGTTCCCACAACAACTTTACCAGAACCATTTGGTGTAAGGTTAATATCTCTATTGGATGTGGATATAATGCTGTGAGTAACTACATCTAGATTGCCTCCAAGTTGTGGAGAACTATCGTCTGATACATTTTGAATACCAGCACCAGCAAGTGAACTTACAGATGCAAACGCAAGTTGACCAGAACCATCTGTTTTAAGAACTTGTCCAGCATTACCATCTGCTTGTGGATGTGATAATCCATCAATGATAACAGAACCAGAACCGTTTGGCGTAATTGCAATATTACCATTAGATGCAGATACGATTGCGTTGCCATTAACATCTAATGCGCCTCCAAGTTGAGGAGTCGAATCGGCAGATACATCTGTAGAACCAATATCGCTTGTTAATGCGATTGTACCAGAACCGCCAGGGATTGTGTGTCCGTTTAGTGTACCAGATAATGTCGTATTACCAGCAACACTAAGTCCAACACCATTTAGAAGTTGTAGTTCGTTTGATTTCTGTCTACTGACAATCGTGAAAGAACCGTTTCCTTTGACAGAAGTTTCGATGAGTCCATCTTCAGTTCCCTGTGATACATCAGAAATCTTACCAGTAACCTTTGCATATATCTCATCACCACCACCATCATGTCTACCTTTGAACTGTAGTTGTCCAATATAATCACCATCGGCAGGAGTAGAACTATTTCTATAGAGAACAATTGAAGGGGCTGATGCTGAACCAGCACTAGTGGACGTAAGTGTTAAATTGCCCGTAGTAGAAATGCTACCAGTACCAGTAATGTTTTGTGAGTTTAAGTCAAGGTTGCCTCCAAGTTGAGGCGTAGTATCTTCTACGACATTGTTGATAGAAACTGCTTGCGCTCTTGCATCAGTATAGTATAAATTACTAGAACCTTCTGATAAATCATCTGTGTTTGCTGCAGATATTCTTGCATCTGCTCTTGCATTTGTAAAGTATAGATTGGACGAACCTTCTGAAAGGTCATCCGTATCAAAATTTGTAAGGTTTCTTGTGTTGGTGAATGCGGCCCAACCCATGTTTCCATGTGCAGAACATTGATAGTGTAATACAGAAGGTGTCGTATCTGAGACAACAATTTGAGTATATGCACCAGAACTGCCAGGCGTTCCGTTTGTTGTTACGCCTGTTGTAAATGCAGT